ATCTCTCGCAGTTTCGTAACAGTTTCTCACAGTTTCGTTACAGTTTCTCAAAATTATTTTTTAAAATATTTTACAAAAAAAAAGTGTAGAAAAAATTATTCCTACACTTTTCAAAACCTATTATGAAAAAACTAAGTTACACGATTGTGTACTTCTTTTTATTAGTTCGCAAATATAATAAAGTATTTATATTAATCGTTCTAAACCCTTCATTTTTTAAATCATATGCAATTATATGATTATAGTTATCAGGATTGTAATTTAATCCTACACCCTTGACACCTTTCTTCACTCCTAGTCTAGCGTTCATTATGCGATGCGATCCATCTTTTTTTATAAACTTGCAAGTAAATATTTGATTTTTATAATCATGTATTAACTCCTTAGCTTCATCTGTACTAATCTTAATTGTTTTCATTTTATTATTGTTTGTTTAGTTATTGTTGTTATTATTATTAATATACCACCCCCCCCTCTACACCCCCCACCCCCCTGTACTAATTAGTAGATACCAAATATTTTACATATAATTACTAATATGATAGTAATTAAATAAAAAGTATCTGAATATCTTGTTTTTTGTAATCCACTCATGACTTATCTTTTTGCATTACTAATTCAAGGTCATCCATAGAAAAATCTATTGAACCTATATCACCTAATAAAAATTCATAATCTTCTTCATTCCATAATATATATGTAAATATATATTCAAGTAATAATTCTTGCTCATTGATCAAGTTATCAATACCACTACAAAAAGATGTAAAGCCATCTCGACTGGCACTTGCTTTATTTACCCACTCAACAAAATCATCATCGTTTCTGTATTTTTGAATTAAATTGTATTTATCTATTTCATTAATGCTTACAATAATTTTATCGGTTGTGTAGTTATAGTATTTTGGACTATCTAATTCAACATACTTTAGTTTTTGATTAAGTGAAAAGTTTATGTAATCAACAAAACACCTTGCATAATTCTCATATGTTTTTTTATAATCTACATACTCCCAATTTACGTTAAGATCTTCTATATATTGATCAATATATTCAGTGTGTATAGATTGATAAAATCCACCAAAGTCTAGTGCAAATTCAGTATCTTTTATTGCTTTTTCAAAATCAGCAGTACCCATTATGTCTCTTAGCCTGCTATCAAAATTGTTATTTGTTTTTGTTTTCATTTGTTTTTGTTTTTTAAGTTTATATATGTCCTCCATAATTTTCACCCTCTATATCATACCTCATCTCATGTTCGCTATCTTTTTCATTCATCCCATCACCTAATCCAAAGCCAAAATCTAAAATTGACTCAACATTTGCTTGTTCCATGTCATCTATCCATTTGCCCTCATTTTCAAATAGCCATTCACCAACATCCTCTTTTTTAATTTCATTTGGTATAGGTATACTTATTGTTGCGTATTTATGATATATAGTTCTACTTGATATTGTTACTAATCTTTCTTTTTTCATGATGTTTTGTTTTTAGTTTTAAGTTATTGTTTAATTGTAAAGTTCTTTTTTCTAAGTATTCTATGTAATCCATAAAAACTTTAACGTAATATTTTTTATCAAAAGTTAATTCTTCAATGAATCCACTATTGAAATAATTGAATCCATCATCAACTTTATTTATTAATTGTTTTATTTTCATTTGTTTTTGTTTTTAGTTAATAATTCATTGTATTTATATTTTATGTCATTGCCACAATTCCATAGTGCATGAGCAGTATCTTTGTCGCAACATCTTACTGGATCATTAGTTTTTTTTACTTTACATGATCCAATAAACATAAATATTATTAAAATGTATTTTATCATTTGTTTTTGTTTTAGTTATTAAGTTTATTTTCTTCATACATCTCATCAGCAATCTGTTCTGCCCTGAATGATTCATATTCATAGTCTAATAATATATCGCAATATGAATTACACTCATCGCATATTGTTTTATATTCTTCATACTTAGAATCATACACTTCATATGCTTCTGATCCACAACAACGACTAACGTATGGTATGTTATCTTCTAAAGATAGTTTATAATTATCGTAGTCCATATTAATAGCTTATTGTGTAATAAGAAAGAACGTCTAATAAATCTTCTTTTGCTTTACCTTCACTATCTAATATTAATTTCATTAAATATCTTAACTCGTCTTTAGGATCACCACACTCATCAAAAAACCAATCTACATATGTATTGATCTTACTTTCTATATCAGTTGAAGTATAAATAGGATTTGTTTTTTTGTGTGAATTATTAATTATTTGTTCACAGTTTTTTAAATGTTCATTATTTATCATTTTGTTTTTATTTTAATGTTATATGCAAATATAATAAATAAATACTAAACAAACTTATATAAATGATAAAAAAAGTTATAGACAATTTGACATACACCTCTTATGTAAGTAGTTTAGGTAGAAAGATCTCATCAGATCTCCAGCAGTTTCAGGGCAGTTTCACAGCAGTTTCATGGGAGTTTTAAATACCACTCAGCAGTTTCAATGCACTCATCCAAACCTTTGACAACTTTGGCAAAGTAACCTTCTTCATTTAAAAAAGCTACCCACTCCTTTTGTTCTTTAGTTGGATAAGATTTTTTGTCTGCCTTGATTTCAAGAAAGCAACCTGCATATTGTTTATTGACTTTAAGTATTTGTAAGTCTGGAAAACCTTTTACATAACCAGTACGCTTAGCTAATATTGCTTGTTTCATTGATGTTCTGATACCTCCAAGACTTGCACAGTATCTTACTTTGGGATAAGCTAGTTTTAGATAGTCACAAAAAGCTGACTGAACTCTAGCTTCTTTATTCATTATAGGTTACATAGTTAAGTAACTGATACATTAGTGGTTGTGACACATTATATTTTTTAGCCATTTGTGTTACGCTGACACCCCCCCCCTCATACTGCAATCTTAATTCTTTTGCTTCTGCATCAGTAAACTTTCTTCTACTGTATCCACCTCCTCTATGATCTTTACGATCAGATGTTTTTATTTTTCCAATTTTGCTCATTTGTTATTTCTATTTTATCTAATTCAAATTCTAAGTGTGCTATTGCTTTTCTAATGCAATCTACTGGACTGCCATGCTTTCGTGAACATCTGAGAATGTAACTTGTAGCAGTTCCTAAATTATATGACAAGTCAAAATCTTCTATAACTTTTCTTGCTTCATACTTGTGATATTTACCTATATAGTAATCAGGAATTTTTTTTGTCATCTCTTCTGTCTCTGTATAACGCACCTGTAATTGTTTTGTGCTTAGGTTCAACTTTATCTATTTTTTCTGATAACTTCTCATTTTCATTTTTTTGTATAAGTATCTCTATCATACAAACACCAACTATTATTATAAAAGCTATACCAAGTATAAGTAAAAAAAACATTAACATTCTTCTAATTTTTTAAGTAGTTGCTCTGGAGTATATATCCTATCTTTACCAGAATAACTTTTATATATACATTTGAATTCTTCTTCACCTTCTTTATGCCAAGTCCATAAACTTAACACATTCTTTTCTATGTGATACCTCAATACTCTTTTTATTGTTTTATATGTTTTCATTTAAATTTTATAAAGTTAATAAATTTTTCTTATAATATGGTACTTTATTTGGATCTGCACCCAACGTATGTACCTCATAATAAGCATCTTGTAACCTCTGCTTGTGTGTTAAACACCACCTATAAAAAGTTCTAATATTTAAAAAACTATCTTTTGTATCTAATCTAACTCCTAATCTAAATGCAGTGTCTACATCTTCTATTGTCAATCTTCTAAACTTTTTGTCTGTTTCTAAATCAAACGCAAAAGTCTTAGTAAGAATCGCTAAAGTTTTACCATCAGTTTTTAGACCTAATTCTATTGATGTTCTTGCAATGATGTCATATAATTTTTCTTTCATAATAATTGTTTGCCTTTGTTATATTCATTAAGTTGTATATCAATCTTTGACATACTCGTATTTGTTTTGTTGTTTTTCTCCCAAGTAATCATACACATCTTCCAGTTCTTCATTTTGTTTTTTCCAATCATCCAACCTCTTGCTTCATAAAATGCAAAGAAGTTTTCTGCATCAATATTATTTTTTCTTTCAATACAATATTCTTGTATCTCTTCAATTGTTGGCTTTACAAATTTTTCTTTTTTATATATTTTTTCTTTTATTATACTTGTAGTATTATTACTTGTATTATTATTCTTTAAAGTTTTCTTTAAGAGGGTATTTAACTTTTCTTTAATACCCCCTTTAAGAATTGTTATATACCTATTATCTATTTCTTTAGTACCCTCTTTGTATGTAAACTCTACAGAAATATAATTGTTTTCTGCAAGTTCTCTTACCCATTTGGATATAGTAACTTTTGATTTACCATATAGATTTGCAAAATAACCATTAGTAGCATAACAATAACCAGTTGCATTTGTTAATGCAGTAATCTCACTATACAATAATTTAGCATTGGCAGTAAGGTTTGTGTCATATCTAACCTCAGCAGGTAATATAGAATAATAAGAAGGTTTAGAATGGTGCGTCATCTTGATTCTCTTGTACTAATTTTTCTACAGAATTTTTAGGTTCATATGTGTTTTCATATGCATAATGTGTCGCACCTTTTTCAGATGGTTCTTTTCTTTCTGCAATAGTAATACTTACCCAACCTCTCTTTTCTATTTTTTTAAGATCGTCTAGTTTTATGTTTGCATTAAATAAATCTCCATATTGTGTTGTAACTTTTTTTATACTACTAGCTATGTAGTTTTTTTCTTTATTCATTTATATTGTTTTTATGGTTTGCTAATCTATCTGCCAAAGTATTGTAAAAAGGGGCAGTAATACCTAAGTACATATTTGTTTCTTCTTTTACAAAAGATGGTTTAAAATATGTATTCATGTTTTTTACATTACTTTCGTACAGATTTTTCATTTCTTGTTTTTGTTTACATTCTAAAATAAAATAATCAATCAAATCTTTTTGCATCGCTTACGAGATCATATTCTATTAAATCTACAATATCTTTTACAGACATATTACAATAAATAGCAATACTATCCATGTGTGAATATCTAAGTAATGTAGGGTCGTTAATGTACTTTGCACTTGTTATCTCTGCAACACCCAGCAGTTTCGCAAAGGTTCTTGCAGAAATACCTTTTATTCTTAGCATTGCTTCAAATTCGTTTCGTGCTTCTCTTATTTTATGTAAATCATATTTTTTTGTCATAGTTTTTTATTTAGTATTTATATTTTGGTGGTTTCACATATTGCTGTAATTTATCTACATCAAGCAAAAATTTTGTTTTAGTATTGTTTTTTACTTTATCATAATCATCTTTTGTCAAAATAGTTTGCAAACTTTGGTGATCTATTTCTCCAATAAAATGCTCTCCGTTCCATACCATGTAAACAAAACCTTTTGCCATTGTTCTATAAATATTAACTGTCAAACGCCCCATTTTCTTTCAGTTTTTTATATTCATCTTGTGGATCTAAATAGACTCTATGCTCATCAATAAACTGCAATAATGACTCAGCTTCTAACTCAGTCATGTTTTCTAAATTATTTATTACTTCTGAACGCATTTGTAAATCTAATGTTGTGTATGGTAACAGAGTTTCAATTATTTGCAATTGTTGTTCTGTTGCCTTTGCAGGTTTACCATCAAACAAAGAGTCTATGAAGTCATCCTCATTCATTAATCTACTATCTCATCTTGTCCAAATACACCTTGCTCGTAGAATCCTGCTATCTTAAGTACAACTCTTGACATTGCTCTTTTCTCTGCCATAGCTACAGGAAACTTCTTACCACCACCCATAAGGTTAGTGTCAGATGCTTCTCCAAAACTCATCATACTTCTAAGACCAACTTTACCTTCTTTCATACTTGCTATCGCTTTAATAACAACCCAGTCTTTCTCCATAATAACTGGTTCATAAGCTACTGTAATGTTTTGCTTAGAAACAATCTTGTCAATTCCTGTTCTTGTTATAATTGCAAATCCCCTAGAGTCTTTGTAGACATCCTCTTTTGTTAGATTATTTTCTTTATATAATCTATTTAAAGTTTCGGCTCTTGTTTCTTTAACCTCAGCTTTTTCTTCTGGTTTGTAGTTTCTTCTACTCATTGTTGTTTGTTTTTCGTTTGTAAATAAATTTGTTGTTGTCATATTGTTTAGTATTAATTAGTGCAAATATATAACTTTTTTTTATATACACTATAAAAACTAAAAATAATGAACTAATCTTGCTACCTGTCCTGTTTCTTTCTCATGTATAAATCCTTCTACTGCTTTTGGTACTCCACAGTAACCTTTTCTATGATGCCAACTATCAGAACTACTAGGACTACGCAGATACTCAACGGTAACACCTATATAATCTTTAGCATCTTGCCATTTGTATTTAATCTTGTGATGTAAGTGGTGTAAATACCAATATCTAAATTTTGTATCTGCCCAGTCTTGAGATTTTTCTTGAGCCATAAGTAAAGGCAACTTATCCATCTTAGCTGCATCACCATGCTCAAATCCTATAAGACTCTTACCATACTTGTAATATTTTCTGTGTGCAACACCAACATCAAAAGATACATCATCTGCTTTTCTAAACCAACTTTCTAAATTTTTTGCTAGATGATAACCACTTTGATAATCGTGATTTGACATACAATGAACAACATCAACAGGTGCTATCTCTCTCAACCTTTCTATACATCTAACGTATAAGTTAAGAGCAACATCTAAATGCTCCCACCACTTACCATCCACATCTTGCCTTGTTCCTTTTGTAGTCGTATTATATACATTGTCAATATGTAATACATCATTACCAATACAAAATAAAACCTTACCTATATCAAAACCTTTTGATTTTTCTATAAGCCCTTCTATACCTTCTATGACTCTTACAAAAGCTATATTTACATTATACTCTTCTCCTGTTTCATCTGAATTTGCATATTTACCAATGTGTATGTCTGCTGGATTTACAACAAGTAAATGACTACTTGTTTTTTTTCTTTTTATTTTAGGATAGTCAGGAGAATATTCTTCTATAAATTTAGATATATTTTTAATTATTGTAGATTCACTAACACCTACATCTTCTTTAGTAACAATAGAGAATCTAAGTTCACCTTTCATGTTCTGCCAATGTTTGACAGATATAACATCTTTTTTATCAATACCTCTTTCTAATAAATGTAAATCAAGAGCTGAATTGCTGTTGATATTTTCAAGATCTTTACCTCTGAACTCGTATATTAATTCTACTTCCTCTGCTGACAACCTAAGTCTTTTACCTTTTAGTTTTTCTGTCATGTGCTTTGGTTTTATCAAATATAACTAAACAAAGTATCATAAATAGCAAAGAGTCAGAAGTTTCTCAACAACTGACTCTTTAAAACTAAACAAAAACAAATTCTTACTAGATTAGTAAGAATCTACAAATATATTAATTTTTACTTAATAAGTGATATAACACCACTAAACTTATAATTCCTACTACTCCATTTGATCCAAACAAAGAGATAATAACCATCACATTCTTTATAATTGATAAACCAAAAGCAGGTGTACCAAATAATACCTCAGCAATGACGCCAAGAGATAAAATGCTTAATAATAATGTAGATAGTTTACCTACAAAGTCTCCGATTAAATTAAAGATATTGTCCATATTTATAAAATTTTAGTTAAACTTAGTACAGCCAAAAGACAATTTCGTCTTTGGTGTTTTTTTCACCTAATTGGTCTCCTAAATCACAATGCAAAAAAGAATTAGCTATGCCAATTCTAGTAAACCCAGCTTCTACCAAACCTCCAATAATCAAAGCTCTGCTTCTGCTATCAGTACAAGCAATGTCTACTGCTATTCCATCTATATGACTACTGTTTGGTTTTGAATTAGGTAATGAATCGTTATGTTTTTGACATCTATAACCTGATGTTAATTTATAGGGTGTGCGAGAAAACCCTCTTGCCAAATCAAGAGCTTTTAAAAAATCAGGATGCATATTGCTCTCTCCACAACAGGGGCATTGAAATTCTTTCTTTTTAAAATATTTTAATTTCATTATTTACCTTGACCTTTGTATGGCTTTTTATAATTGTTTGCTCCTTTGTTTTTTGATGTTTTACTTTTTGCGTGTACACCTTTTCTTTTTCTTTTTGGTGTTTCTAAGAAAACAAATACATTTTTTTTAGCCATTACTTTTTTATTTTTTCAAATGATCTACCACCAAAATAAGCACCTATTACTGTAATTAAAACTAGCTGAAGTAAATCTACATATGAATCTTTAACTTCAAAATTTATGAAACCTGCATCAATAAATACAAGCAAAACTGTGCTGATTACTAAAAACACTAATACTAATGGTCTTATATTTTTACTTAACCATGAATCAGAGTTCATGTCAAGTTTCCATCTTTCAGTAACTTGTTTTTGCATCTCGGCTTCATAGTTCATAATTAAATCTTTAATTTTTCTTTCAGCTTCTAATTTTTCCTCTTTAGTAGTTGTTAGATTATCCAAAACACCACCTACATTTTTTACTAGCTCACCAGCTCCTGCTGAAAATATTTTACCGAATACACTCACGATAGTTTTCTTATATATTCTAAAATAATATCAATTTTCTTTTTTATTTCCTCCATGTTAGAAGCATTTTTTTCATGGTGTTTAGAAAATGTATTTTTAACTTCATGTATGCTAAAGAAAAAAAATCTATATAATGCATATAAAGCTCCAAGTAATAAAACTAATGGTAAGCCATAACCTTCTATTAACTGCAAAATATCTTCCATAATTATCTTAATTTTTTCTCAATTCTTTGTATAGATTTTTCAATCTTTGATATATCTTGTTGTGTTTGAAAAATTGCTTGTTGTAGTAATTGTTCTCTTAAAATAAACTCTTGCTCAGTCATTATTGGTTCTGGCAGTTTCTTAGCTTCTCTAATTTCTGCTTTTAGGTTAAACCAACCACCAACAACAGAAGATACTATCACTATCATAAAGCCAATCATTTTGACATTTATATTTACAGAGCTATTTTCTGATAAAGGTTTCATTACGCTGTTACTACTAAAAACTCTATATCTACTGAAGTGGAAGCGTGTTGAGCTTGAGCAGCTATTGCTGTAAACGCTACTAATGTATTGGCTGCATCACCACCAGAAGTTGCTGTGTGATCTATTCCACTACCCATTAATACTATAGAGTCACCTGCTTCTACAGGCATATAAACAAAATCTGTTCCATTATTCAATCTCAAAGTTAAATCAGTTGCACTATCTAAATTTGTAATTCTTACATACTTAAAATCTGCTGCTCTTACATCACTAGCTGAATCTGCTGATCCAAAACCTACTATTGTTGTGTATTCATCACCACCTGCTCCTCTACCTGCAATATTCATTATTCTTTGCTCTGCCTTTGTATTGGTTGTAATTGTTGTGGTTTTTGTATTACCATATACAACACCATTTAGAGTGATGCTCTCTGTTATTGTTACATTTAAATCTGCTGCTGTTACTGTTGTTGCCATATTATTTTATTTTTATTTATTTAAAAAGCTGATAATCTATCATTTATTTTTTCTATTAAACTAATTTCAGATGTGCCATCATATATTTGTATTTCAAAAATACTACCCTCTAAGTCATTAACGTCAGTTTTTCTTACTCCCAACGCATCAAGCAAAAATGAACCTTGTCTTGTGTTTGTGTCAGTCTGTTCCACACTGTTAAAAAACACTTTAATTAACCCATCATCATCTCTAGAAATTACTAAGTTAAATGGTGTTGCATCTACAATAGAACCTGTATTTAAATCAAAATCCTGAGCTGTACTACCAGCTATTCTAATAGTAATTGTTGTACTATCTTTAACTCTTATAAAATGACCTGTTGCAGTGTTATCTGCTAAAATCACATCATTACTAATTGGATCTTCAATACTTGCTCTTATTGCAATAATAAACATTTCATCTAATACTATATCAGAAGAACTTTGTAATTTTTGATTACTACCATTAAAAGTAACTGCACCATCAGTAGCAGTATATGAAGGGCTTTCACCCTCTGCTCCAGAATGTGACATATTAAAATTACCTGTTTGATCAGTCCAGCTTGATACCTGTGCTATATCAGAACCTCCTAAACTTTTAAATTTATAAAATGCTTTTATAAGGGATTCAGAAGATGGATCAAACTCATCTTTGACAATAGAATTAGGAGATATTAATGATGCTAATTTCATTATTCTGTTGTATCTCCATCTGTTTCTCTATAACCAATGGCTAATCCACTGGTAAGAGTTATAGCTGTTATTCTTAAAAAAATAGTAGTTCCTGCTGGTATAGTAGTTTGCAAAAGACTATCACCATCTGCATTTGCTACTGTTATACTTGCTATAACACTTTGTTTAACAAAATGTACTGCATAATAATCTTTACCAGTCTGAGCTGCTGTTGTAAAAATATTGTGACCACTACCTTTACCTAACATCTCTAATAATAATGTGTTATCTGTATCGTATCTACTCATTTGTTTTTTATTTTAATATCAATATTTTGTTGTACATACTTTAACTTGCCAGTATATATTGTTTGAACCAGCACCTGCATCTTTGATAAAAGCTATCAGGTAATCACCAGCAGTCAAAGAAGAACTAGTTATTGTGGTTTCATTTATTCTAACTAATTTTTGTGTATTACCTAAACCTGTAACTGCAATCTCATCTATAACAACTGGATTCATGTTACTTGTATCGTCAGCAGTAGGTGTTACTTTTGCTATGGCTAATGTAACTGTGTCAGTACCATTTGAATTTAGCCACCCAGTAATTTTATACACATTTGAATCTGAATCAACAACCAAATTAGACGACCTTGTTATTAAGTTTGCAGGTTGTATAGTTATGTCGGTTACTGCTGTTTGACTCGTATCTATACTATACTGAAAAGGTGATTGATTATCAGTTATATGTGCAGCTCTATAATAGTTAGCATTACTATAGTCTGATGCTTGTATATAACCTATAATAGTATAATCAACACTACCCATTAAGTTTTTTGATTGATATTCTAAACTACCATCTGTATTAGCAGTACCAGTACCTATGTCTTTTGATAATACTGTATCATTCGCTGCTGATTCAAAACCTTTCGGTTGATGCCTGTTTGCATCATCTAAATTTTTATGTTCGTTTATAGCCATAATTAACAATTATCACAAGGACAAAAATCTTTGTAGCTTGTGTAGGTTCTTGGATGATAATTTTTTGTATATATACTATCATACATAATTATACCATGATTTTTATATGCAAAACCTCTATTTGGAGTATTGTTTGCATATGTTGGATATTGACCACTTTGATCTTCATCCTCAATATAATCCATCATATCTTTAAGGTATATACTTGCTTTTCTATATGTGTCTTGTTTGTAAGCGTTAAGTTCTGATGGGTCTACAATAGAAGAAAACTCATCTATATTATGTACAATCCCCATGCTTGAACTATTGCTTTGAATCTCATTTATAACTTCAAATCTTACAAACCAACATAAAGTTCTTGTTAAAAAATCATCCATTAATGTTTGATTTGCAGTTGACAAAGTACCAGTTGGATCATGTTGTGTTTTTAACTCTTCATAAAACTTTTTACCAAGAATAGGTTTTATATGTGCCAACTCTGCAAGTAAAATTGAGTTGCTTGATATGAGTGCAGGGTCTGTGTTAGCATTTGTAAAACTGTTACTAATTACTTCTGCTGCTGTTACTAATGTTGCTTTGTTATTTACGTTTGCCATATTACTGCTGTATTTCTACTGATTTTTCTTCTTCTATCACTCCATCTCCATCATCATCTCTTTGAGTAACTATTATTTCTCTATCTGCAATAAACATATCACCACCTTCAAGTAAAGGAAAGTCCTCATCTAATAATTTTCTTTGCTCATTTATAGTCAACACTTCTTTAACATCTATATCTGTAATATAAGAAATAGGTGGCTCAAAATGTATCATTAACTCTTCTGGCTTATAATCAAGCTCTTTAAATAATATTGCTCTTATACCATTCAATAACATATCAGATGTGTCTTTAACCACAGTAGTCATACATAAATCATATGCTATTCTGATTTCACTACCTGTGTTGTTCATCTTACCAGAGCTAACTATACCAGATAAAGATGGTTGCCATCTGTGTGCAGTAATAATATTTTGATCTGTAATCTTTTGTAAATCTAACCAGCTACCCTCTTGATCATCTTTTATTATCTGTACATTAGCAGGTGAAGTGTCACCATTTTTTACTATAAATAATATCTTACCATTGTTACCTTCTCCAACAAATTTCTTTTGTGCTTCCTTTACCATCTTCTTTGCTTCATCCTCTCCCATATCACCACTAATCTCTACTATAGCTGAAGGTTGAAAACCATTTTGAAATTTAGTATGATTCCATTTACCAATCTCATAATCTACTGCAATGTGTTCTAGTGCAGCTACATAGTCTGGTAATCCATAAAAGTTAAATGTTGGTTCATAATCTTGAAAATGCATTATGAATCTGTTACGTTTGACAGTTGGATATAAAGGTATAATTTTTGTTTTTTCTTTATCTGTTTTATACCTTGCCCAGTCTGGATGTATATAAACCTCTTTTTTTGTTTTTGACATTCTTACTGTTGTTGCATCTATGTGATAAAGATTTATACCACCTTCATACAACACACCTTCTAAATATGCATTACCAAATGTATAGTAATCGTCTGCTAATTTTTTATAGACTTGTCTTAGAGATTCGCCATCAGCATTAACATCTCTTATGTAATCTTTTAGCTTTTCGTTTTTTGTAACAAACTTAGCACCACTTGTAAATATAGTTTTTTGTGCTAGTACACTTCTATGTGTTGATGATTTTCTTTTAAGTTCTGCAAGATATTGTGGAAATAAATTGTTTTGCCCAAAAGGAATGTAATCAGTATGTACCCTTTTTAAATCTAAAGGTTCTTCTATGTGTTGGGGAGTAGATAAATTAAAAACACCAAACTCAAAAGTATTTGTTTTACTCTTTGCTGATGTTCTTGTTTGACTTTTTACTTTTCTTTGACTCATCTTTTGTTTTAGTGTTTGAAATTTTTTCTATTGCACCTGTCATTCCTAATTCTTCATAAGCGTATGCTAATTCTTCCTGTGTCGCTGTCTCCCAAAAGATTGTAACACCATTTTTTACTGATGCTCCTGTTTTATATTTTGCTTTGTAAGTACCCATAAATGTATATATTTTTAAACTTGGTAATTCTTTTATTTGTTTACAATTACACATAATTTAAATATAGGAAAAACATTTTGTTTTTTACGGTTATACCAACCTAAATTAAATTATTAAACAAATGTTGCTACTGTACCAGTTACTGATACAGGAGTACTATTTGAGTATGTTCTTGGTAACTCATATTGAGTACAAGTTATAGTGACTGTTACACCATTTTGATCTGCAAAAGCTGCACCAGTTCCACCCTCAATACTTGCTATTCTAGCAAATGTTTGTGGTCTAAAACCTGAATGACTTGCTGCTGAAATATCTAAATTTTGATCACTACCTGTTAACGTATTGCTTATACCTAAAACTAAATGCGTTGGAGACCCAGCAGAACTTGTAGCTGTAGTAAGATCACCATTACTATCAACAGCTACTACCATTAAAGGTTCATTAGTCAACTGTTGTAACCTTGTTAATTTAGTCAAATCAGTATTAGGTAACATAAAAGTCAAAGTACACTCATATGTACTAACACCATTTTCGCTTGTACCTGCTATTTGTAAATCAGCAGTTTCAATTTTAGTTTCATAAACACCCCATGTTGAATTAGTCCCACCACTATCTGCTATTGAATCTACAGTATGATTACCAGCATTAATTACAACTTGATCATTGTTACCATTACTATTCCATTTTCTTATGTACACTCTTTGAATACCACCTACAGCTTGAACGTCTGTGCATCCTATTGCTAAACCTGTTTCTATTGACATAATTTTTTAATTTTAATTGTTATTAATTATTAACTTGAAGTTGCTTTTAAAGTAGCTGATGGTGTTGCATCAGTGTAAAAATTTAATGTACCTGTATATTCTCTAGGTAATTCAAATTGTCTTGCTGTCATATTAATTGTCAATCCATTCATATCTGTAAAAGCTGTACCAGTACCACCTTCCATGCTCACAAGGTTTAAAAAAGTTTGACTTCTAAATTCACTTGCTGTATTTAAATACTTTTCACTACAACCTATAACTAACTCTGTACCATTGCTATCTATAACAATAGCCATCATACACTCTTGCAACAAGTTTTGTAATTCGTGAAACTTTGCCTTACCTAATTTTGGTAACATAAAACTTAAATTACATTCAAATAATGTAGAACCATTCTCTTTAGTAGCGTTTACTGTTAAAGATGCTTCTTGATTTTTAAATTCATATGCAAACCAATCTGCTGTTGAATTACCAGTATCTACAATACTTGTAATATCATGTTTACCAGCACCATTATCAAAAGTAACATCATCATCGTCTTGCCAACTTCTAAGCAATATTTGTTTTATACCACCTGTTGATAGTAAATCTGAATGATTTATAGCTATACCTTTATCTATTGCCATGTTATTATTTTTTAAAAGTTATTAAAGGTAATATGAGAGGGTTTTTACACCCTCTCGTTTATTACATTATTATTGCTTGATTATGCACCACTGTACTAAAGAAGGGAACATAAACTGTACTCCTAACTTAAAGTAACCTCTTACAAACATTTTTTCTTCTAAATCATCGTAGAAGATTTTGAATGAAGATTCTGGGTCGTTCACATCTGAACCAATAGCTAGGTTCTCTACTGCACAGTAACATACACCTTGTGTATAGTTTGTTGCACTGATAGTAAACATTGCTGGGTTAGTGTCTGCAAGTATAGTATCCCACTCATACATTGGTACGACTTCAACACCTCTAAACGCTACTCTAGGAGCGCCACTTACTTGAGCTTGGTAAGCTAAGTCAGCACTTGTTCCTTCTAAGTTTGCAAGATATGCATTGTAAATTTTAGGAGTTACAAATAACTTTTTATCACCTGCTGGAACTTGTTGTAAAGCTGCTGGAGCATTATCAAATGCTTTTCTAATTGTAGCTATAGCTTCTGCTGATGTTGGATTATCTGAATCTGCTGCTGTTACTGCTCTTTTAGCTGTTTCTACAGTAGTATCATCACCCATTAATTTCATCCAACCAGTCATTTGATCGTAATCTGAAGTTGAACCATCACCACCCCAAGCTAATCTTACTACATCAGAACCAATACCAGATACAGTTCTATTTAAGATTGCGTCTGCTACCATAGTTCCTTCTAAATTTCTTACATCTACTCCATTTTTGTAAAGTTCTTCAATGTAAGTTCCATGAAATTCATTTGAACATTGTTCTAAAGCTACTCTCATTCTACCTGCTGTTATTGTCTTTTGCTCTATGTTGAAAGAGTCAGACGTACTGCTTGATGAACAAGTTGTGTATGCTTGAACGATTTTTTTGAGACTCGCACTTGTATAGACGTTCATTTTATGCTTAACATTAGGTATTACTCTATAGTTACGCATTATTTCGTCACTTTTAAATACTGGCTCAAAGAATAATTGATTTAGGTTTGCTCCACTATAAGTAGCGAAACTTGAACCTTTTGCTGCTACGTTTGCCATTTTTTTTCTATTTTAATTATGATTTAAATTTATTTTTAATTCTTTCAGCTAATGCGTTATAAAAGTCTGCGTTAGCGTCTACAACTTTGTTTTCAACAACTGCTGGTTCAGTATCTTTTTTTATCTCTGTACCAGTAGCTTCTGATTTATTTAACAAAGTGTTAAGTCTTTCTACCTCTTCAGTTAAAGTTGCTTTTTCTCCATTTATAGATGCAGCTTCTTCTGTTAAGTTAGAAATAGTTTCGTTAGCTTTAGATAATTTTGCTTCAAAATCTGTTAGTTTATTTAAAACTTCTTCTTTATCTGCAATAGTAATCTCAACGTCAGAAACAGCAGTTTCAGACTTATTATCACCTTTTACCTTAGTAACGATTTCATCGATTTTACTGTTAAACCAGTTTTTTAAATCTTCTGTCATTTTACTATTTTTTATATTACTATTAAGGATTTTATTAACTTTTTCATTTGTCATGTTTTTATATATTGATACATCTGCTTTAGCTGCAACTTTAATTGCGTCAGATATTGTATCAATAAATCCATATTCAAATGCTTCTTCAGCAGTCATCCATGTTTCATTACTCATCAAGTCCATAATCATATCATATGACTTGCCAGTTTTTTTCACATAAATTTCTGCTATTTCGTTACTTATTTTCTCCAGCACTCGTGCTTGTTTCATCATCTCTTTAGCATCACCTTGAGAACTACCCCATGCATTATGAATCATAAACAAAGAGTTTTCTGTCATAACTACTTCATCAGCAGCTAAGGCAATAACAGTAGCAATACTAGCTGCAATACCTTCGATATATGCAACAGTTTTACCTTTTCTGTTTTTAATAATAGAGTGCATAGCCATGCCTTCAAAAACCTCACCACCTACACTGTTAATATGTAAAGCGATGTCACGACCATCTAGATTTTTAATATCATCAACAAACTTTTGTGCTGTTATACCAAAAGTGCCAATGTCATTAAATATGTACACATCAGAATATTCTGATGCTTGGTTCTTGATTTCGTACCATTTATTCACAATACAAAATTAATATGAAAAGAAAATATTGATTCCTAATTTTTAGAAAAAATTTACGCCATAGATACGTTCTCTGATAACTTACTTTTCTTTCTATCTTTATACACTACGTTTTGTACTTGACTTTCACATATATCATATTTTATAGAAAGATCCATAAAGGTTGCAGTTCTATTACCTTTGTTTGAAACAAGTAAATTATCAAAATCATGAATTATCATATAGTTTCTAAGTCTTTTCTTCTCAACCATACCTCTTTCAACTAAATGACCTAATATATCTTTTGTATTAGCTTGATCTCCAAATCTTTTATTTAGTTCAACAGCTAAGACCTCTATATATTCGTAAATTATTTGTGGCTTATTTCCTTTTCTTTTTGGCACTAGTTTTCTTTTTAGGTGTCTTTACTTCTGTATCCCACTCTATATGCATAGTTTTAAAAAACTTAATAACTGCGTTTCTACAACTACTACAATTTATATCCTGTTTTTGTGCAGGAAATAATTTGTGCCATTCTGCAAATAAAATATATATACAATTTTTTTTATGTTGACTATAGTTTTTAATATAATCATCATTTTCCTTAAGTGTATCTATAATTAATTTTCTTTCTGTTTCTGTAAAGTTTTTTGATATTGTTGTTATATCTGTCATATTACCATTTATCTATTGGACATTTTCCAAAAAACTCTTTACTTAAAGCTGCTTTTGCATCGAGAAAGCAAGTGCATTTAGCACATCTTGCTCCTCTATCCCACTTTGGATATTTAAGCATTAAAAAGTTTCTGTAAAAATTACAACTTTTACAAATATCTAATCTTCTTTGTTTTTCTTTTTTATCAACGAACATATGTTAAAACTTTGATTCTGATTCAATTACACTAACAGAATTTTGTGCGTCTGTTATATCTGACTCTACTACAACTACCCTACTACCAGAACTCATAGCACTCAACATATTTGAATTGTTGATTGCATTAAATTGATTACTAGCAAATGATGGCATATTCAATAATCCACCATCTGCAAATTTTACACCTCCTCCTGCTGAGTTCATAGCAGAAAGCTGACTACGAAACATTGCTGTGCTTCTTTTATTTATTACTGCTTCTCCTCCTTCTAGCTCTACCACTCTACCACCTACTGCAAACTTCTCACCACCAAAAGCGTGTGATTTACCATGTACCATACCACCATCTGCAAATGTTTCTATTATACCACCTTTTTCAAAAAGACTACCACCACTTGCAATAGCTCTCATGTTTTGCCTAATACTAACTAGCAAAGCTAAAGTAGAAAGTACAGCAGGAATATTAGCTGGAAAAACTAAAGATGCAGCACCAGATAAACCTTTCATTTGTAAAGACAATGCTTCTACATTATTTGCTAATGCAGCAGCAGCAGAAAGTTTTACTCCTGCTTGTCTTACTTTTTGTAATTTTTCATCATTACCTGCAAGATTAATTAATTGTTGACCTATCTCTCCAGCTTGTGCTATTTGAGTTTTTTGATCGTCTTGTGTATCTTTACCTATTGCATTTTTTTGTTCTTCTAATTTAAGAATTTGCTGCATTATACCAATTTTGTCAACATTGACATTGTTGTTTTGAATACCAAGATCAAGCAATGTTCTTAAATCATCTATTTCTCTATCTATGGTTTCTCTTGCTAATTGATTACTTTGCTCTTCACTTAGCTG